ACTTTGCTCTCATGCAACACCATAAATATTCTATAACTGAGATTGAAAACATGATGCCTTGGGAGAGAGATGTGTACATCACTCTACTCAAACAATACATTGAAGAAGAGAATTTAAAGGCACAACAACGTAACATGTAAATATGGCAAAAAAAGCACTGCCAAAAATAAAAACTACCAAGATGGGTGATCTTGAGGAGAAGGTAGATAGTGCACCGAAAAAAACAAGAGGAAGACCAAAGAAGTTGCAGACAGCAGCGGAGGTTGAAGCAGCCATAAATCTTAAAGAGTTTCAGAAGTCTGAAGCAAAATTAAAGAAGGAAAAAGAGAAGACAGTTAGTGCAAGAAAACTTTTTAAAACACTAGAAGTTGATATACAAGCAGCAAACGTATCCCTTACAGAGATAGGTGGTATTTTGAAGGCAGACTTCGCTGCCCGTATTGATCAAGAGAAGGCAGAGATAGCATTATTGCAACAGGAATCAAGTAAGGCAAAAATAAAAGCAGAAGAGAAGCAGGTAGAAAGTAAAAATTTAGGAGATAAAATAAAGGGTCAGGCAGAAAAAGCAGTGGCTCCAATAAAGAGTTTTCAAGATAAATTAATTGAAGCTGCCACCTTTATCGTGGGTGGATTTTTGGGGAATGCAGTTTTTGAATTTATTAAGAGTGATACATTTAAAAATGCGTGGAGAGGTTTTACTAAGTTCATAATCAAAGGAACGATGTTTATCGGTAAGACGTTGACAGCATTTCTTGGTTTCTTTTCATTAAAGAATCTTGGTAAACTATTCAAAAAGGGTGCAAAATTTTTAACAAGTCTTCCTAAAAAAGCGGGTAACTTTATTAAAAAATTATTTACCTTACCAAAGGCATTAAAAAATGTCTTTAAGAGTATTGGTGCTAAGTTAAAGAGTGTAGGTGCAAAGGCAGCGGATATATTTAAAACCATAGGTAATATAATTAAAAAGGTTAAAAACTTCTTAAAGGGTGGTGTAGGAAAGGTATTGGGTCTTGGAAAGAATATATTCAAGGCTGGAAAAAACTTTGTCAAATCAGGATTCAAAGGACTTAAAACTGTAGGAAAGAATATTGGTAAAAGTGTAGGTAAGAGTATAGGAAAAGGTGCCGGTAAGACAGCATTAAAGAAAATTCCATTTGTTGGATTGGGTCTTGGAGCAGCATTTGCGATTGATAGATTGAGAAAAGGTGATTGGGGTGGTGCATTAATGGAGATTGGATCCGGTGCTGCATCCATGATTCCGGGTGTTGGTACTGCTGTCTCTACTGCGATTGATGTAGGACTTATCGCAAAAGATTTAGGTGATGCAAAGAAAGAACAAGAACAAGGTGAAGTCACTGAAGCAAAAGTTGGTAAACGTTTGACTAAGGGTCAGAAAGTTATAGTCGGTGAAGGTGGGCCTGAAATGTTAGAGATGCCATTCACAGGTACAATCAAACACAATACAGAGACAACAAATATGTTGAAGGATGAGGCAGGAACTGGTGGTGGTGTGACAGTTATAAATGATAATCCTGATCCTATCATGACAAATCCACCTCCTGTCGGCACTGATAAGGATGAGGTTGCAAACCCATCTGAATTTATTTCGTCTATGAATAAACTAAATGATTATATGAGAACAACCCCTGATGTACTAGGTATGACAGTATGACAAAAACAGCAGATGCAGATAAAATTGGGAGTAAAAATCTCAAACTAAACGCTGATAATATTAAGAGTGTTCTCGTAAAAAACACTAAGATAATGAGTCGCCTTAAGGTATTTAAGGCAAAAACAATATTTAAGCAAAAAGAAGCAAAAAAACTCGCTGCAGAAGAAAAGGCACTTGAATTATCAAAACCAAAGAAAAAAATAGATCCAAAGAAATCTCCTGTTAGTGGTCGAAGTTTATTAGATAAGTTACTCGAAGCATCTGTTTTTTATGTGATTGGTGGATTGGCCAATGTTTACGGAGAGTTGATTAAAAATTTCAAAGAACCAATTGCTAAAATTGGTGAAGTTCTAGAGAATTTTTCAAAGGGGTATTTTGCAATACTAGAGAAAATCAGAGAGTTCTTTGGTGGTGAAAAAAGTAAAATTGAACAGGATATGGCAACGGTAGATGCGAAATCTGCCGAACTTCAGATAGATAAAGATGAGTCTGATGCTCTTGCAGAACAAGGTCTTTCAGAATATGATACAGCACAAGCAGATCTAGATGCTCTTAACCCTCAAGAAATCGATGATGCTGTAGGTGAGTTGAAAGATGAAGAAGAAGAGGAGGGGGGAGAACTTGAAGAAGCAGAAGAAGGTGGTGAAGCAACTGAAGCTGAGGTAGAAGGAGGTGAAGTAGAAGATGGATCAGATCTCGGTGAGGTAGAAAGTGGAACAGAGGAGGAAGCAGAGGAAGGTGTAGTAGAGGGAATGCAGGAAAATCCCGATGTCCCTAAAATGAACGAGGGTGGAGAGTCTGGTAAGGCAGGTAATGGTGGAAGTAATATTAAAGATAGTATTCCTACATTATTAACTCCCGGTGAATTTGTATTAAAACGTAAGATAGCAGAAGCAATAGGATATGATAAATTGAATGAAATAAATGCCCTTCAACCCCCATCAGTGGCACAGAAAAAACTTGATGACGTTGCCATGTTAAATACTAAAGTAGGAAATAAAAAAGATACTGTCATCATTAACAGGACACAAGTAATTAACACACCAACACCAGTACAAGTCTAATGTCAGCAGGCCCAGCGATAGCACCAGCAAGATATAATAAGATCGAACTCAAAAAGGAAGGAAAGGATCCGATTGAGTTGAATACCGGAACTATTTCGGTAAATTATTATGAGAGTTTATACTCTCCAACAGTGACAGCAGTGATTACATTTGTGGATGCTGGTGGAAACATAGAAGACGATAAAACTGGTGCACTTAAAAGTATAAAAGAAGCACTTCCTCTAGAAGGAAATGAAGATTTGAGTTTTAAAATAACTACTAAAACTGGTGAACTAGATTTCACTAAGAAAGAAAACACATTTAAAGTTAATAGATGTCCTGTGATAGCAAGAGAGGCAAATCGTCATGTTGTGATGTTAGATCTTATTAGTAAACAGGAAAAGAGTAATGATGACCTACCAATCTTTGATAAGTTCAAAGGAAAGATAAGTGATACAGTAAAAAAATTATTAACTGAAAAACTAGAAGTAACTCAGGATAAGGTAGAGGTTGATGAAACGGAAAATAATTACAACTTTACTGGTAGAGGTAGGGGTGTTTTAAATATTATTCGTGAATTATGTAAAAGATCAATCCCACCCAAAGGCGATGCAGGATATTTTTTCTATCAAACAAAGTCAGCTTTTAAGTATAAAGCAATTGATGAACTTATAAAACAAGAACCAAAAACAAAGGTGTTTTATACAGGTGCACTTAAATCTGATATGGAAACTCAGTCAGAGGCTAATGATTTTAAAATATTAACTGAACCTCAATTCACAAAGGATCAAGATGTACAGAAAGCATTGAAATCTGGAACATATCGTAGTCGTAATTTTTTCTTTGATCCATATACATTCATAGTAAGTGAAATTACATACGATTTATCTAAAGATGGTGTAAAGGAAACATTAGGAGATCCACCACCATTTGCAGATGATGTGAAGAGTTTTACTAAAACAAATCACCATATTTTAGATAGAGGGAGTTTAGAAGATGATCCATCATTATCAATCAATAATTCTCCAGAAAAGTGGCAAGCAACGTCTGTCATGAGGTATAATTTACTTCATGCACATATTTGTAATATACAGATACCTTGTAATGTTGAACTGGAAGCAGGTGATTTGATTGAAATAGAATTAGAATCTGTAAGTGATCAGAAGGAACTTGGTCAATTTGATGAGACACAAAGTGGTAAGTATATTATTTTACATTTATGTCATCACTTTGATGAAAAAAGATCAATTACTTCACTTACACTCGTAAGAGACACGTATGGTAGGAGGAGAAAATGAAGCAAGAAGAAACTAATTTTTTTGGTGATGGTTTAAAATTTTGGATAGGTAAAGTCGTATCTAAAAAGGCACAAAAACAGCAACTAGACGGGAAGGGATGGGGCTGGAGATATAAAGTTCGTATATTTGGAACTTATTCTGAAAATGATAACGTTCCTGATGAACAAGTCCATAATGCTACAGTTTTATTTGGTGTAACAGATGGATCAGGATTTGCAGGTAGACTCAAATCATGTAAGATTGCACAACATGATATTGTGTTTGGATTTTTTATGGCTGAAGACGAAGGTTATCCAGTAATTATTGGATTACTTTCACCTACAAAGGCATATAATAAATTTGTTGTGAAAAAAATGAGTGGTGGATCTGGTTATACGGATGCAGTTACTGAGACACAGAACGGAAAACAAGAATTTAGTGAGCAGAATCAAATCAACACTGCATCAGTCAATGCAAATAATGAAAATAACGTTGGGTCTGGTGAGGGGAGAGAGGTGCAAGAAAATTTAATAAATTCTCAACTCGGTGATGATATTGATAATCAACAAACAAACTCTATCCCAAATCCATCTGGATTTCTAAATTTTGATTTTAGTGGTTTTTCTCAAGGTCAAATACAAAGCATGGTTGGAGAGGCAGAGAGTTTTACAAATAGTATAAAAAATGATATTCCACAGTCAGGCGATGTCATTAAACAAGAAGCACCCCTTATAGAACTTGAAGAAACACCAAAAAAATTAACACCAAACGTAAACAAGATTCAGACCGGCACTTACATACACAATAATGACACTGCAACAATTACAAAAACTGGATCAAAGGATGGAATAGTTGGTCATGGTTTATCTGCCACAGATACAGTAAAAGCAACTTGGAATAATGATTTTGGTAGTTTTTATCCAGTAAAATCTATAGTGGATTCAAAGACTTTTACTGTTTCCATTTCATCTTTAAGTGCTGTTGGTATTGTTTCATTTACAAAAACAGGGTCATCTGGAATAACTACCAGTTTTAGTCTCCTTGATATAACGTCAGGAGATTTAAAAGGGCTCAAAGGTTTCTAATAAATAAAGTATGGCTAACGAATTTTTACCACTTGATAGCGAAAGATTTGCTGATGCGTTTACTGCATCACCAATTCCTAGCGAATTATCACAAGAGCAGAAAAACTTTTTCTCTCAAATGATCAAAGACAATCCTGATGGATTTTCTGATCAGATAAGTCTACTGAAGGATAATTTCCCCTCTGATTTTGGTGATATCAACCCATTTGATCCATCAGAAGTCAGTGCTTTTTCTGGTAGTCAATTTAATGATTACTTGAGAAGGGCAAATTCATATAATGATATCTTAGCCCTTGATTTACCATCTTTATCTGACACGTCAGGTACACGCATAGTTCTTCCGGATGGTGAGTCTGACAAATTTATGGAAAAGGTCGATGCGAAGATGAAGAACTACTTTCAAAAAGTTAATAACGTGGCAGATTTTACAACAAATCTTCCCGGTGAATTGCAAAAACTTACAAAATCAATAGGTTCTGCTTCTAGTACATTTATTGGTAGGATCTCCAATGCTCTACAAGATAGTCTAGTTAAGTTTATTGACGGAGGTATGTCAAAATTATCAGATTTCCTTTTTGCTACAAATCCACTTGCCAAAGTTGCCATGAGTAAGATTAAATCATTTCAGGGTGATATGATTGGCCCAGTTGGAAAACTCTTCAGTGGCATGGAATGTTTGACATCTAAAGTTACCAGTGCGATGGGTGGTGTTATTAAGGACATGCTTACTGGTATGACTAAAAATATGATCAATGCTCCTGTTTGTGCAGTCCAACAATTTATTGGTGGATTAACAAATAAGATTAGTGACACCATATCATCTGTAGTTCAACCATTACTTTCACCTATCTTAGGTATACTTGGCCCAATAGGAGCAGCTTTCAATGTAAAGGAAGCTATTCTAGGTGGTATTGATTTTATGAAGAAAGCAGGTGATCTTTTCAAGTGTGCACCACCTGCTAAACAAACTTCATCTTCATTGTATGTTATTGATGGTGGCCCTAAAAAAGATAAGACACAAGGTGAAAGTCAAGCACTTATCGATCAAGCATTCGCAGCAGCATCAGCAGCATCAGCAGGAATAGATAAAGCAAGACAAGTTTTAGATACAGGGGTTCCTTCAGGTCTTTCTAAATTTGAGGAAACTTATGGTCAGTGGTCAATATTTGGATCAAAGGTCGCTGATGCACCAGATCATGGTATAGGTGGAGGTAATTGTTATACTGGTAATAAATTTAGTTGTGGCCCTGCAACGATAGATTTTTTTGGAGGTTCAGGTGAGGGTGCATCAGGAAGAGTTATACTAGGAAGTTTTATTTCTAAATTCGACAAAGATGATTTATTCGGAACACTCTCAAGGACTGCAAGTATCATGGGTGTAGAGATTACAAATCCGGGTAGAGGATACGCAGAGGGGCCTTTAGTTTCTTTTAATGATTCTTGTGAACAAGGTTATGGTGCATTTGGTAAAGCAGTTGTTGATCAGAATCCTTCATCCCCTACTTATGGACAAGTCACTGGAGTTATAGTATTATCAGAGGGTAAGAATTTTCCAACAGATGGATTACCAGAACAAGAGGCATTTATTGATACAGTTATTATCGAAGATCCCGGAAGAGATTATACAGATGCAACCATTTCAGATGATATCAAACCAATCGTAAAAAATGGTAGAATCGTAGCAATAGAAATAGTTGAACAAATTCCATATACATCACTACCTGAGTTAACAGTTTTGTCAAGTACTGGATTTGGTGCTATAATAAGACCTATAATGTCACTCAAGAGAGAGGATAGAAGAACAGATCCTAATCAAGCAGGTGTATTTAAGGTCGTTCAATGTGTGGGAACATTTGCATCAGAAGAGAGATCTAAATTCATCGCTGATACATCTGTCGTTAGAGAGTCAGATACTGTTACCTCTACTACAACAACCACATCTGAAACAATCGAGCAAGCACAACCACAAACTACACAAACCACTGAGACAAATGTTTCCAACACCACTACATCAAGTCAAACTACAACAAATAATAATACTCAAACTGGAACAACTACTACACCAAGTCAACAAACGTCTGGACAGAGTAACACTCCTGCTAATAATAACAATTCTGGTGGTAGCGGGTCTTCGGGATCAGGTGGGGGTCAATCGTCAGGAGGAGGATATGGATACTAATGTCTGAATCTCATGAAGCACGACAATTAGAAATATTTGGTAGTAAGTTATTTTTTGAAACTAATGCTGTTGCAGCTGATGGCCCGGGAAAAGTTGCTTATATGATGTCTTCACAGACAAGTGATCATGTCAAATATAATCAAAGTTTGCATGAAGGGTCAGGGATGGCAAGAATTAATTCAGACAAAGTATTGCAAGTAGAAGCAGGAGTCAAGTGTCAAGGAAATGAAAAGGCAATTCCGATTACTGCACATAATGGAGACGTATTTATTGCTGCTCTAAATGGTAGAATAATATTAGAGGCAAGTGAAATAATAATGAATGGTGAAACAAATGTTAAAATGGTTGGATCTAAAATACAGATTGGATATAATCAGGGTGGAGCGACAGATCAAGTTGACATTAATGCTGCGAAAATACACATAAATCCGGGTTCAAAATGCACACTTAAAAGTAAAATATTATATAATAATTCCTTCGCTGCATTTGCAAGTGCATTTGTTGGATATAATAAGTGGTACAATAGTCTCATACCGAA